CCACGACTGTTTTGATGTTCCTGTTGCTGGTTTTGCCACTATACTAGTTACAGATGCCAATGCCTCCACTAAAACATCACTAGATTTATCGCGTCTTGCAGTTGCTTGCGTTGCTTTAACAACCACAAGAGGAACATCCTGCTGCTGTTGTGCTACTTTTTCCAATATCCATGATTTAGTTTTATTCATATCACTGTTTAATAAATTAATCAATTCTTGTTTTATTATTGCCAAATTAGTGTCATATAACTCATCATATTTACTTTTATTTTGAGTTTCAAAAGCATAAGTTTTCTTCGCCAAAACTGTTTTACCCCAAAATTTTTTATCATCCTCTGTTATTCCTGGTATCTGTAAATATTGAGGCCAAAGTTTATCTTTGAGTTGAGCATATTCACTTAGTCTACCATAGTATTCATATATTGGTCTAACATAAGTATTTAATTTTGGTTCAGCAGTATTTTCTCCACCAGCTTTTAAACTTACACCCAATAACTTTCCATTTTTAAATTGTAAAAATATATCACCTGGATGATTTGACATTACTCCTGGTGGTTTAGCACGATATCCCCAAATAACATTTGCTATTGGATGCTTCTTATTTACTGTTTCAATCCACCTAAGAACATTAATCGCATTTCTAACTTTTTCATCAAACTTTCCAGTTTCCGCTTTTTCAATAAATTCCTTTCCAGCTTTCGCATCTCTAGGATTTACATAGCATCTCAAATTTGGTTTATTATTTGCTATTATTTTTTCATAAAAATCTTTAGTACTTGTAATTGATCTAGATTTTATTCCAGTGATGAAAGCAATACATGGAAATAATTCTGTAATAGAAGCATTCAATGTGGTTTGAGACATTCCACCACGAATTGGTTTATAAACAAAAGTATGAGTTTCTGTCTTCCCACCAACTCTTATAACACATGTAGTAACCTCCATTGAGGATTCACTTTTTAATTCTCTACTTACAGTTCCAACTTTTCTTATCTTAAGTTGTTGCTCTATTATATCCCTAGTAGATACTCTATCTTGAGATTTAACAATATACTTTACAGAATTTGCCGTTGCTGTTTTGACTTTTATATCAATACCTTTAACACTCCCAAGAACATCCTGAAGTGCCATATTTAAATCTAATAACTTATTTGTATTAGCAGGCATTTTTATTTTTATTTAGTGCTCATGAGAGGACTTGAACCTCCACAGATAAATCTACTGGAACCTAAACCCAGCGCGTCTACCAATTCCGCCACATGAGCATATGGAGAATAGCGGACTCGAACCGCTGACATCCTGCTTGCAAAGCAGGCGCTCTACCAACTGAGCTAATTCCCCAAAAAACCCGAAAGGGTTAAGCACCAAGAACGGCACCAATATTATCATCAAGATCTTGAATGACTGAACGAATATCAATGATTCGTTCAGGAGTATATTCAAGACCATATCCCTTTTGTGCCTCAAACAGAACTTGACGAACTGCTGCTGCGGCACGAACATCCATTTTAACTGTTACTTTTTTATCTTTGGTCATCGGTCATCAGCAGCACGGTTTTCGGAGAAGTAAACATCAAAAGCACCTTCAGGATAACGCTTTAGAAGTTTTTGTACATTTTTAGCAACCACATCATCAAGAGTGACATCAAGTGCCATACATGCCTGGGCAACATACCACATAATATCACCCAGTTCAATAATCATGTGTTCACGATTATCTTCATTGAATGGTTTACCTTGAAAGATCATCTTCTTAACAATCTCCATAAATTCACCACCTTCGGCATTGATACCAACGGCAGCAGTCAGAAGACGCTCAATATTAGCACCCTTCTCATCAAGTGCGACAAGACGATCAGAAAGAGAAAGAAAGTCTTTGGACGCATCAGAAGTCACAGCGTCCACAAACTCTGCGTACTTATCAAAATCAACATGCTTTGCGGTTTCCATTAAAATTTAAATCCTTCAAACGACTTTTTAGGTTTCTTGTCTTCGTAATCATTATACTCGTCTTCTTGTCCAGAGTCAAGTATGTCCTTTTGAGCGGACTGTTCACAATCATACAGTCTCATCTTTGCTCTGTCAATACCCACAATAAAACGCTTGTAGATAGTTGGATCATTGTAGCGATTCTTCAATTGCTTCACCATGAGTTGTCCAAGACCTTCCAACTCTTCGGTGGAAATAAGGGCAAACATAAGATCAGCAGTAGCAGGAAGACCAAATGATTCACTCGTATCAGTCAGTTCAACATCGCTATTACCATAACCAGAGCGAGTGGTCTGGGTGGCAGAAACGATAGGAACATTTGCTTCCACTGCCAATCCACGAAGTTCTTCGGCAATTGCCTTAATATAAGAATATGAGTTGACAGAAAGGTTTGTCTTATAACGGGAAGAAGCACAGATATTCAAATAATCAATAAAGATAATATCTGGGCGGAAGGACTTCTTAAGTGACAACTCATTGAGAAGTGCCTTGAAGTGTCCACTGTGTGCCGAAGCAGTAGGATATTCTTTAATAATTAGAGTTCCTTGTGTCTTTTTGGAGAGTTTTGTAACCTTGTTTTCAAAGGTTGTCTTTGGCAGATCTGTCAAATCTTGGATGTTGACATTGAGAAGGTTTGCATCAATACGTTCAGCAATTTTCTCCTCTGCCATCTCCATTGTAACATAAAGCACATTGTGTCCGTTAAGGAGACAGGCGCTAGCCATATGACACATGAAAAGAGACTTACCGACACCTGTCCCAGCAAGAGCGATGTTAAGAGTCTTATTAGGAAGACCACCTTTCGTAATCTTGTTGAAATACTCAAGGTCAAACGGGATACGATCCTCTTTTCTGTGATAGGACTCATAGCGTGCCTCATAATCATTCAGGTAATCGTGTCCAATATGATTATCAAAGGACACTGCCAGTGCGTCAGAAAGAATAGAAGGAATGGCATCCCTATTCTTTTTTTCATTATTGCCGTCAGCAATATTGATAGACTCCATAAGTGCCAAATAAATGGCACGGTCACGACACCACTTTTCTGTAGTGTCAAGTAACCACTGCTTCTCAACTGGAAAATCAGTGAGAGAAGAACTAATCTCTCTCACTTCCTTGACTTCACTTTCAGTTAGATCGGTCCTATTCTCTAGTTCAATCTGAAGTGCTTCGGTTGTAATTGCCGAACCATACTTTACAATAAAGTGAACGATCTCCTGGAAAACAACTTTTTCCGACCTTTGATCAAAATAATCTGGTTGAATGAAAGGAATTACCTTTCTAGAATATTCTTCATTAAATACAAGGTTTCTTAAAATAGTTGTCTCAATTCGTTCCATAAGAGAATTCTTGTTTCGCGGCAGCATCAAGTTGCTGCATTACTTCTTCGGTAAAATACTGATCAGGATTTTTTAAGATTTCCTTCCCGTAAATTTTCTTACCATTGATCTCATAACGCCCCGCAGTATTCTTCCAGAGTCCAGCGAGTTCCCCGAGTTCCAGAAGACCATAATAGCGATCAAGACCACGCTCATCATAAAATAGACGGACATTGACTTCTTGGTTCTCCTTACTTAAACGCGATTTAGCAGTCTTAGCCTTGATAATGTTTCCGATGACTTCAGTTCCATCTTTCTCTTTTTTCTTTGAGAGATAGATGATAGTAGAAGCGGCATACTTAAGACCAGAACCACCGCCCATTTCTTTTGTAGGGACATAAGCACCGATAACATCATAAGTGTGGTTGGTCACGATCATTGGAATGTTTGCCTGTCCCAACTTGAGAGTGAGCATACGGAAAGCACCTTTAACAAGTTGTGATTTAGTCATGTCACGAACTTGTTTGTCGTTAAGTGCGTCAGTGATCTCTTTCTCTGTGGAAAGCATACCCAGAGAGTCTAGCACAAACATACAGGGTTTGCGTTCATCTACTGGTTTTTTTAAGTAAATATCTACTGCCTTGAGTGCCTTACTACGAAACTCTTCAATAGTAACAACATTAACCACAACAAGTCTTGATAGATCAATTCCTCTAGATTCTAGGAGTGACTTATTAATAGCGGCTTCAGTATCAAAATAGAGACAATAACCATCGGGATTGGTATCAAGAAAATTCTTAACAACGGCGAGTGAGAAGAAAGTCTTTCCAGTACTAGACTCTCCAGCAATAGCAGTAATCTTATTGCCAGATACACCGCCAAATATGCTACCTGAAACCAGTGCATTAAAAATGTACGAACCTGTATCCACATACTTTTCAGTCTCATCAATATCAGCAGCAAGTTGTGTATACTCGCCACCAACTTCTTTTACAATTTCTTTTAGAAAGTCCATCAAGCTACCATCCCGTATTGTTCACGAAGAATTTTTTTATATGGAAGTCCCTGTTCACGAAGTTCCTTCACCAGTTTAAGTTTTTGATAAAGAGCAGTATCACCACCAAGAGACATGGCGTTGATAATAGTTGAAAGCTCATTATCGTTAATAGGAAGATCCATTAGGCAAAAAATAATTCAAGGTTTACAGTTTTTTCTACATTCCACCCAATCACATCAAGGATTGATTTGAGTGGATCAATAAAACTCTTTTCAAATTGTAGTTCATAGTCAATGTATTTGTCAAGG